CCTGACACTAAATATCCTCGCAAAATAGGACTACACACTCTCGCCAGAGTGTTCAACCTCTCACTACTCATTTAGTGTTGTGTGTGTGGTGATACACCACGGTTTTCAGGCAACCGCACTTAGAAATTGAGACCTTAGAGTAAAATCACCATCATATACTCTCAAAGACAATTAGTCTTTTTAAATACATGATGTATTGTGCAAACCTCTAAGGTTAATTAATAAGACTAATTGTCTGCGCTTTCATAGCGCACGTGGCGATCCCCACCACGATTTATAGGGGAATAATAGTCCGGTAAAACATGACCGGTGCCCCCGTGAAGAAGTGTAAATTGAAATCTTCTGCCGCTGCAACAAAGAAATCATAATGGGTAGCTGTCCCTGAAGATGTTAGAGACACTGAAGATATTTGGAAACCGTCACCTTCTTCATCGTAACTGGTTATATCTGCTTGCTTAGCTGCTATAAATCTCGTCCGTCGCTGATACGGTGATTCCCATTCTAAAATTGGATTTACCTTTGTATGAGTTGCGACCAATCCGGTAGCTCCCGACAAATGTGCTACTTGATCTGACCTCAAGTATCTCGAAATTGATGATTTGTCTAGTTCTAGCTTAGCATCTTCCCATTGAACCCCGCTCTCTATTCTATCAACCCTCACCAGGGAATCTGTTGGAAAGCTTGCGGGGTTGGTATAAACCGCTTTCCATCTAATGCCTCCACGCCGTCCCGTGAAAGCCGGTGTAAGATAATTCATAAGAGTTAACTCACCATAATTGTAATCGGCCGTAGTTGGCACGGTTACTGGATATATAGCGCCCGGAGCATAACCCACATAATATGGGAAAGCTCTAGAGCGTATAGTCCATCTGTAAGTGGAACTTGGATATTCATCACCTAGAATGGCTGCTTTAAAACAATAATTAAATCTTTTAAGCAATGTTCTAAAAGAGGTGATAACTTCTCCGTGAAATACTTGGGAATAAAAATCTACTTCCGGAGGTTTTGTCGCCATAGACACTTCCACTTCGTCCTGCATGGGTTTAGACGGTTCTGCTGTTGACTCTATGTCACCAGTGGCCACAGTCTCGTCCACTGTGGCTAAACCCATTTGTGGTTCTATATTTCTAGATACAGCACCACTAGTTCTGGTACTACTACTACTTGGTTCAAAGTGGTAGTAATTTGATATTACGTCTGACGGATTTCTGAATTGCATATCTTCCCCTGCACTCACAAAAACATTGACTTTAATATCGTTATCCACGTCCGAATTAGGTGTTGTTAAATTGTTAACAACATACACACGCAGCAATCCGTTAGATTTTTCTAATGGTGTCGCTGATGGACCACTACCTTTCTGATTATCGAATACGATGTCACTGGCAGCATAGGATTTTCCATCGATAAAAGTTCCAGGCACAGTCACCATACAATATGGTTCCTGAGTACCCCACCCTATTTCGACTGTGAAATCTTTTTCCTCAGCTATATCTATAATATGTGTATAATTGGTATTAAATTCGTCCGTTTGGAATCCATATGGATCATAAACAACTTTTAATCGACCTTTATGGAAGTTAGACGCAACGATCTGGAACCGATACTTCATAGTTCCCTTCCAGTGCGTAAAAGGAGCAGCTGCGTATCCACATGCGGTAAAATGTATCTCATCAGCCCAGTTATTAGGTACATAATCCCATAGGGCAGGTGTTACCCACGTTTCAAATAATCGCTGATCTGTAGCATCTGCTAAGCTCCAATTAAACTGAGTGAGATAACTCTCACGCGTTGCTATAGATGATATATTAAGTTCATCTGTGCTATCAAGACCCACAACCCTAGGATCGATAGTAGCTTCCTGTTTAGAATCGACAGTAAGCTTTGAACTCAAATCTGTGCCATCACATGCCGCAAATGAACCGGTTATGGCTGGCTTATAGATTCGAGTGTCTTCCATGATAGAAGGTTTACAATAGCCAAGTGCCTTGGCCACACTGGAAGTTTTAGTCGCTACCATCTCTGTGGCCTTTGCATACGGTCCGATCATGGGTATATCCTTTAATTGACCAGCCGCATCTGCAACTGCGGTCGCAGTCTTGGATATAAGAGGATCTTTCTTATATTCATCTTTTCCACCCGACACCTTACCCATCTGTGGGGACAAGCCATTAGGTTCAGATGAGGTTGGCATAGACAAGTGAACATCTTCTGCCCAGGCAAATACCGAAATAGTGACCTTATCCGACGCACCATTGGCGTGCTTCAGGGCTTGTAAAGTTCGCAACCTGAAGATACCCATTTGACTCCATTCTCGAAGTGGTATATTTAACGCATTCTTCTTCCAAAAGAATGGTAAAACCATATCGCCACCTTGTGACGTAGTTGGGTCCAGAAATATCTTAGGCCTTTGAGACGCTTGAACTAGGTCTTGAACGATTAATCCCCTATCATATGTAAAATCATCTTCCCATGGCAATGGCAAATAGGCCATCATAGCCCGTCCATAATGGAAACCATTACCATTAATAATGACCTTTACGTGTAATTTACATCGCAACATATTATAGTTGGCTATTCTGTTTTCTACACGTGGGTTGTCAAAGAAAGAACTCCAAGGGTCGATGGTTTCATCCAATGTGGTTCCGGTACCCCATTCCTTTATCCATATTCGCACTGGCCGAGAAAAGAAGTTTTGCAAATCTGCATCATCATTTTCGGCTATATCGAAAGTTGCATCAGGATTAGATGGCACCACATACTCATATGCGGGGCTCTGATCTTTAAGTCATCATTTGACTCCTTGTCATGGAGTCTTGTTTATTTATTACTACATTAAATCTACTAGTGAGCTATTTATTATATACAACGGTAAGATGTTTGCTCATACAATCTCCCGTGCCCATGTTAAGTTGTGATGGCCAATCACTCCCCTAAATAGGGGTACTACACGAGGGCAGCACCTTTATGTATAAAGC